TTTACCACCAATTCTCCCAGGGAAACACACACCACTGTGGATCACTGACTTTGTTGATATCAAGCCCACTGTAATCTACATCAAAGTTACAGGCTTCATTGTGTATACATACAGCAAACTTAACGTTATTGTGCCAAATTTTATCCCATTGTTCTATATTGTCTGGGAAACAACCACTTTGCCAATCTGTTTTAATAAAGTTAAATGAACTTCCGGTGTCGCAAATATCGTCAACAATTAATATGTTTTTGCCGTTGAAAGCATCTTCTGCCATCCATAAGTTGCTTTCGCTTTCTTCTTCATCACGCAAACTAACTTTTAATGTGTTCATAGGAATGTTTAAGTAGTGGCTAATCTGCACAGCAGGGATTAAGCCGCCACGTGTTAACCCAACAACATAATCAGGTCTAAAGTTATCACTATGTATACCACGAATAATATTGTGTACATAATTATTGATATCTGTTGTTTTGTAATAAACTTTCATTTTTGTCCTTTAAACTGTTTAAGTTTCCTAACGTTATCTTGTTGTTTTTAAAAATTGGGTCGTTTAACATATCTTTTAATTCAAGTTTTTCTGAGTCATTTAAGTTAAAGTTTTCTTCAAAATTAAAATAATCAATATGCCCCCAACGATCAACTAATCCTAAAAATATACTATTAACTTGATCATATGTTAATTGCCATTTTACAAAATCTATTAGTTCTTTATAATTTGCTTTTTGTACAGTAAAATTTGTAATAAACAACCTTAAATTTTTAAAATTCTTTTGTGATATAAGGTTGTTTAAATTTTGTAAATTGGTTTTTAATTTTCTAAAGTTGCCATTTTTTCTAACAATATTGTATGTTTTTTCTGAGGCAGCGTCTATACTAATATTAAGTGTGTCAATATTATTCCATAGATTTTTAATTTCATTAAGTTTTGCTTTAGTACAAAGTATGCCATTGGTTTGTAATTTTAAAATTATGTTTTTATTGGCATTTTTATTGAGTTCTTTTAAGTATTCCCAATAAAGTGGGCTAGCAAAACTATCCCCACTGCCCGTAATTTTAAGTATTACAGTATGGCCCTTATCAATTAAATATTGCACAAATTGTTTTGTGTTATTGTGTATTTGTTCTAGTGTTGTGTTATGTCCTAATTTATGCAATATTAAATCATCACGGCAACTAGGGCATTGTAAATTACAACTTTGATCATAACTAAAATTTACAACTATGGGTTGTGTTTCTTTTTCAAAACCAAAGATTGAATTATGAACAATTGGACTACTATCGTGTGAATCGCCATTTAATAATGAACTGATATATGGGCAGCGATCATTGCAATGTACAAAAAATCCTCTGTCCATATACCATAAGGCTTTACGTCTTTCAAGATTATTGTATATTTGTTCTGCACTGTCAGTTAATACGTTGCCAAAAAACTTAGGCAACCAACTATAGCAACACAATGAAATATCACCATTTGTGTGTATTTCAAAGTATTTTCCAATACTATAACATCCATAATCTTTTAATTTAGATTCTGGATATGTATAGTAACTTTCAGGTTTTAGAACAAATTCCATTATTTTACTTTTATTTTACCTCTACATTCACACTACACTTGCGTGTTTCTTCAATCTTAACTTTAACAAGTGTTACGCCTGTGCCTTCCAACATCATTGGGCCAACTGTATTGATTAAATAATCGCCCATGTTTTCTGCTGTTGGATTAAAGTCTACCACTACTGTACCTTCTGGATCTAATACAACCAATGTATTTGACCATGGATCTTTACTCCATACTAAAAACTTGTGATCCCAGTTTTCTTCTAACCATACACAAAGTTTTTCTTTAATCACGCTAAAGTCCATGACACGCCCAATCATATCAAGTTCTGGTGCTTGAACTGTAAAATGAACTCTATAATTGTGCCCATGTAAATGCGCACACTTACTTTCGTGTTGATAGACTCTATGCCCTGTACTGAAATCGTGATATCGTTCTGCTTGTATTATCATAAATTAATTACCTTTATTACTCCATATTGCAACATTGTTGTTTGACATTTAATTCTTTTAACAACATTGTTTACTAATTCTATCATTTTATTAGAGTTTCCGCAAACAATCGTTAGTGGTAGTTTACCCTGATTCATGTAAATAAAATTCTCTACTAACCTATCTACATCTTCATGTCTTATGCCATGCAAGTCAAGTTTGTTCATCAATGTTGAACTCCTTTAATAGCAAAGACTTGATTTCCAAAATTAAATCAAGATAATTGATTGGTTTTTTAGTAACTTGAATTTTTGCAGTGTGCATGTTTTTGATATTTTCATAGTATAAATCATAATCAATTTTTGCATACTTTTCAATTTTATCGCATATATAACGTTGTTTAAGTATATATGGTATTGCATATTCCCTTAATTGTACTTTATCAATTAAAATTGCATTTGTACTTGACGTATTATAACGATTGTACCATGCTTCCTTATCGCCTACACTTTGTCTATACATTGCAAGATAATGACTGGCTATATGATTTTCTAAACTTTTTCTGCGTATTCGTATTAACGTGGAATTTTTAAAGATTGGCAACATTAACTCAGTTTGGTAAAGTTCTGTTTGATATGAAAGAATTTTAAGCAAGTAATCTTCTTTGCAATTTAATACCTCAGTTTCTAATTGTTCCATTGGTGGTTCCCAAAAAAATTTAAGTTTAATATTCTTATGATGTTGAAAATAATCAAGTATTAAATTAGATAAAAATGTAGTACCCGATCTATCTACCCCAACAACTGTGATTGGCGGTTTTAAAAGGGTAAAATCAATAACTTGATTAGCCATTAAGTTTTTCCCACATTTCTTTTTTCTTTAAATCTTCTAGCCATTCTTCTTCTTCCGCAAACGTTGGTAATTGTTTTAACATATCACCCAGTTGTTTGTGTATCATATACATTTCTTGTTTAAGTGTCCATTGTGTAAACCCATCATTATATGGACTTTGAACTTCAATGTATAATTTGGTTAAGGTACTTTCTAAATAACTCGTGTCTGGTTTACGGTATCCCATTTATCTATCCTTTAATGTTGTAGCAAAAACCAAGCGTAATCTTTATCACTAGCAAACTGTGCTGTAACATGTATTCTATTAACGACAAGATTGCCCATTTCTTCTAAGAAGAAATGGCCCATTTCTTCTTTATCAAGTTTAGCAACAAATTTTACATTTATACCTGGCATTTTTATATTATCAAATTCATGTTGAACTTTTGCAAGTGTTACTTTATTATGCATTTCAAAACGATATTTTTCTAGAACAGTATCAACAAACTTATTAACAGGATCCATTATTACTTACCCATACGTGCGATACTTAAGAACTCATTGCGTAATGCTGGGTCAGACTTAAATCCCCCACCTAGTTTACTTGTAACAGTGCTGCTACCTGTATCTTCCACACCACGGCTAGCCACGCAATAATGTCTTGCATCAATCAATACTGCCACATTGTCTGTTTCTAAAATATAACATAATGCGTGAAATACTTGTTCAGTTAATCGTTCTTGAATTTGTGGGCGTTTAGCAAAATATTCTACAATTCTATTGATTTTACTTAACCCTAGTACTTTAACATTGGGAATATACGCAACAGTTGCTAGACCATCGATTACTACAAAGTGATGCTCACAGTTGCTTTGTACATTTACATTGCGCTCAACAACCATTTCATCATAGCCCATTTTATTTTCAACGGTAGTACATTTTGGAAATGCATCATAGTCAAGACCCCACATTGTTTCCGTTACCATCATTTTGGCAACTCGTTTAGGAGTTTCAATTAAACTGTCATCTGATAAGTCAAGTCCTAATGCCTTCATAATATCAGTGAATTTCTTTTCAATGATATCAATCTTATCAGTTCGGCTTAAACCGTTATCAATAGTGGGAGTTTCTACTCCCATTTTAACTAGATATTCATGCACTTTTAATCCTAGACTAGGATCTGTTTTTTGTTTATTGAAACTCATTTTTTTTCCTTATATGTTTTGTAAAATTACCTAAATCCCATTCTTTATTACAGCAAAGACAGCCAACTTTCTTTCCTTGTAATTGAGGACCAGCACCTCTAATCTTAGCAGATTTTTTATAGTTCTGTCTAGCAATTTCGGAACGAATTTTTCCTTTATTGCCATTTGAAATTTTTTCTTTAGTGATCGCTGAATGACTTTTAGGTCCATATCCTCCTCTATCCTTCTGAAGTTGTGAAAGTTTTTCTTTCGTTTGGATAGAGTGTTTTGCACCTAATCTTGCCTTACTGAGATTATTAGACCATTCTTGTTTCTTAGCCTGACTTAAATTTTTTACAGTGTGCTTTCGCTTATTATTTGCCTCAGGCCCTAAATCACCGCCATATCCGCCCTTGGCAACATTATATCCGTTATTTCTACTATTATATATTAGTATTAACGGTTCTTCTAGGTTGCTTATGTATGCTCGGTCGATTGATTCTTCTAAAAGTTCTATAATGAAGTTTTCTTTCCCGTGCTTGTTTATCGCATGATGTAGTGGATATTTGGGAAAAAGTGAATCTTTTAGATGTTTAGCCCATCGCTGTTGTATGGGTAATTTTGTGATACCAATATACAGTTTTCCGTTTACTGTATTGGTTATTTTGTATAATTTGTACATATCTCGCTCCAAAGCATCTATCGTAAATGCTCAACGACCTTTCGGTGATTTTGCTATCTTTGTATAGCAATAGTATTTAGTCCTTCCTTACACGGATGTCAATTTTTGTTTTGTAACCTTTGTGTTACATACTTATTTATTAAGAATGTAACCTTTGCTAATTAAATGTGGTAAAATTATATTATTTGTAAATGCTTTATGCATTTCAGTAGTTGGATGTCTTACACGATTTTTTTTAGGTAACCCAGTAGTTGAACAGTATTCGTACATGTTTTTTACAGAAAGCCATTCACTAAAATCAATTTGATTATAAAGATAGTTTATATCAGAATGTTGTAAATGAAATGGGTCATTGGGTAAAACATCAAAATGATAAGCGGACATAAAATATTTAATTTTGTTTAATTTTAAAAACCATTGAACTCTTAAAATATGCTCTAAAGTAAAAATATATGAACCAATTTCATCGTGAAAATATTTATAAAATGTCTGAGATAGTTTATCGTCCCAGTGAGCATTTACAAGATAAAAGTTTTTGTGTTTAACAATTTTTGTTGGGTTAGACAATTCATCATGGTCTTCTCCATAATCAATAATTGTTGTGTCTAAGATATCTTTTCCAAAATGTTTTGACAAATATACCTCGTGTCTGTTGGCTCCACTCCATAATATACACACTAACAATTCTTCAGGTTTATATTTTTTTAATGCTTGTAAAGTATTATAAATCACATTACGGCTTATAATACCATTACCCGCAGCACCTCTGCCTAAATATAATGTTTCACAATTTATGTATTCACTTAAATGTACTGGCCACGTTACATCAGATTCTGGCACCTGACTAAAACTACAACCTGCAGTAATTAGCAATTTTGGATTCATAACCTTATTATGTATCATTTAGGTATCCCCTGTCAATTAAAAAGGGAATAACTACTTGATTTACAAAGGCTTTGTGATGCTCTTGGGTTGGATGTTGATATTTTAAATGATGTTCATCTAAAGTAATGCCTGATTGTAAACACCAATCAAACATATTATCTATAGGTAAAAAATTATTAAAATCTATTTGTTTATATAAGTACTCAACTTCGTGATGCTTAAGTATTTTTTCATCTTTTGGCAGTACCGCATCTTTATAAAATTCTGTCATAAAATATTTAATGTTATGCAGTTTACAAAAATATTGAACACGCAAAATATGCTCGATTGTAAGTATAGTTGATCCAATATCATCACTTAATAATTTTGCTAACCATACACTAGCGTCATCACTCCACCCAGTATTTGTAATTTTATAATAGGGGTTTTCAATCATTGTTCTAACGTTATTTTTATCTGAATACAAGGGAGAACGTTCATAGAAATATTCAAATCTACTTCTGCCACTCCACATAATACCCAGCAAAATATCTTGTGCTTGATGTGTTTCTAAGGCTTTAGTTAAATGATAGATTGCACTTCTGCTAATAAACCCATTACCCACACTTATTCTTCCTGAATAAATTGTGGGTATTTGTGTTTGTTCTTGCAAGAAAAAAGGCCATGTTCTAGTTTGTTGTTCAACTGTACTAAAACTACAACCAGCAGTTACAATAACTTTTGCACTCATTAAAACTTGCCATGCCTTACATGTTTTCTATAATCTTTGTCATCTCTATTAAAGAAACGACCTTTGCCTTCTAAAATATTAATTATTCTATCTAAAGTGCCATTATTGTAATCGCTAATTTCACCCATTTTTAAATGTGGACGTTGCAATAAGTCATGTATTTTTGTAATTGCATCTTCAATACTCCATGGCACATATAATCTTGTATGATCATTACTAAAGGCTTCAGGGAAACTGCGATATGCCGGATATAAAACATTGCATCCTAAACTATCGGCTTCACTTAAACTATTGCTAGTCCAATCTTGTAGACTGCAATTAAACAACACACGACTGTTGTTTAATAAATGATAGTAACTTGTTTTTTCAAGATTTTCATGTACAACAAGTTTATTTTCATCTACTAATTTAAATGTTCTTTCCATTAAATCCATGTTGTTTGTGCGCAATGGGCCACCACAACTCAACACAAATTCTACGTTATTGTTAAATCTGCTAGCCCATTCTTCAATGAAATCCATATAAAAATCGGGCTGTTTTTCACTATCCCAACGACCTGCAAACATAACACGCATATGTCTATGAGCAAAGGGTTTAATTTCATTGTCTACACAATTCAATACAAACTGTTTGTCATATGGCAATCCAGAAACATTATAAATTGGTGCCTTCCATCCAGCAACTTTCATATTTGCAACCATTTCTTCATTAGGTGCAATTATTCCAGTGACAAATGTGTTTACCAAATGTTCATAATGACTCATCCATTCACGCATATTATTTTGATGCGTCCAATCGTCAGGGTCAATTGTTTGTGCTAAACAACGCACATAGATTTTTGGTCTATGATCGATACTAAGTTTGTTTAAGATATATGGCAGACTTTCAATGCCAGGATGGAACATATTTTCAAAATAAATGACATCGTATTTGTTTAACTCGCCTGCTTTAAGCAAACGAACCAAATTCATCATTTGACTCATTGCATAATAACTATGGCTATATGCATCGTTGTCATCATTAAGACTTTCTCCTGGCACTACTACATAGTTAAGTCCGCGGCGTTCAAACGCAGCGGTGTTCCAATCTGTTAGATGCAACGTATATGTTGCGTTTGCAGGCTCTAAGCCCATGTAGTAAAGTCTATACATATTACTCTGTTACCTTTAACATTTCATCCCATTGATTTTTTACTGGCTTTCCAGCAAGTAATTTACTGTATTGTCGCCAAACATAACTGCGATCTTTATAAAGATCGGCTTCGTCATACCTATAGCCATATTCAATACAAAAAGCCTTATACTTTTCTAAATCATCAAAAAGTTGATTTACACGGTTATTTGGCTTTCTATCATATCTAGACATTTTTGCTCCTTTAAATTAATTTGTCTAATAAACTACTACAACTAAAAAAATGTTCTTTTAAATTATATGCTTGCTGTTGTACTTTTGGTACAAAACTTTTATAATTTTCCATGTATTCTATAATTTTATAACACAATTCTTGACGATGTGTATTATAATTATCCCAATTTATAGTCCATTCACTGGGATATTTAAACGTATCAAGATACATTTCACTATAACTAAGTCTATCTGGTACCATTGGTATAGCATCAACAACTGCGCCCTCGTAACAACTAATGCCCAGTGTTTCTTGTAAGTTAGCACTAAACACAAGTTTGGCTTCACCTAGTAAATTATGATATTCGTTTTTAGTTAGATGTTGTTCCTGACAGATAACAAATTCATATTGCGGCAACCAATACTTTAAGTCACGGAAAATTTCTACTTGTTTTTCAGGCGCAATGCGATGTGGAAATAAAATAAGATTGCGCTTTTCCATGTTCTTATATGGAGTTAATAAACTGTCCATATACTCCATGGGCCAACCTGTGCGTACTATTTTATCTTTAGAAAACTGTTGTATGACACTATCATCCATATACCCCAATAAATTTTGACAGAACATTTGTATATGAAAATCAGTAGCAAAATAATTTCTATCAATAGCATGATATAAGGCCTTTTCAGTATGTCGTACCCATGGCGCACTGCCAATAAGTCGTCCTAAAAAGTCTTGTGGGTCATAACTGCCAGCGTGCCATAATCCATGAATTGTAATATGTACGCCCAATAAATCACTCATATACTTCAAGTTGATGATACCTGGATGCCAACTATCTGTAAAAATAAAGTTATCACCGTTCTTTACTTTACCTTCAGTAAATAATCGGGCAATCTTTTCAACTTGTACACTTTTATAGATATTAGTACCACCAAAGTTCAAAAATGCGCCTGGAGTAGTGCATTCTGGAATATCGTTTGGGCCATCTATAACAACTACGTTATGCCCATGTTTACTTAATAATTTTGGAAAACTTTCTTTCCACTCAACAGTATACCTTGTAGGTACACTTTCTAAGTCAACTATATAAACTGTCATTAAATTACAATATTTTGTGAAGGGGTAGTTAAATTATACTGAATTGTTGCGCCGTTTTCATTATCTTCGGATACACTAATTTCAATATGCCTGTTGGAATATCGTTCAGCGATAACATTATAAAGATCATCGCTAATCATTTCACAACTTTTGTTATTTAGGTCAAGTGTGCCTTGATATAAATTTTCAAGATAACGCTTAAACTGAATAAACTCAATATCTCTATCGTTGTGAAATACTTCAATCGACACTTTAAAATGAAAGATATGACGATGTGGGCTTGCTAAAAAACTAACATCTGTTAGATTTGGGTCTGTAGCGGCAGCGGGATAACAATGAATACCTTCACGTTGAAATGTAACCCATATAAGTCGTTTTGCACGATTCATAATACGGTTTCGTTTTTCTGTTAGTGCTTGTTTTACTTGTTCATCACTCATATTTCATCTCCATAGCCAACACGTTCATAATTTTCTTCAAATTGTAAACGATTGTATTGTTTAATTTGCGACACGACCATATCTAATTCATTTCGTAACTGAGTTAACTGAGTAGGTTGTTCAGTTAAACTAATTTCTTTACTAAGAATTCTTTTTTGTTTTTCCAAAGATTCAATTAATTTTGTATAATTCATTTATTCCTCAATATCAAAAAGTTGTAAACTATCAGCGTGTATCGTCAATTCTTTCTTTTTAGTAGGCATTTTTTTAGTTTTAGCACTATTAACGCCATCAAACATTTCTTCAAATTTTGTATTACTGTTTATAGCACGTTTTCCTGTATACCCATAACTTCCACTTTGTATTTGTAAAAAGAACTTACTGTGTTTGTCAATTAAATCTAAACTTTTTTGCCTATCATTAAGACTAAAAATCTCGTCAACTAATTGATTAAATTTAACATTTCCAAATTTACAAATCAACATTTTTGGTGTTATTTGAGTATCATATTTGGTATTTGCTTCCTGCACAGCAGCAATATGTTGATATACATTATGAGCCTGTAAAATGGTATAACTCAATGTGTCCCAACTAGTTTTAGTTTCTTTGCCTTGTTGATTGATAAACCCATGCCCGCGATAACAAATATCACGTATTAATAGTTTTTCAAGAATTGGGCTATTAGTAAATCTTTTATGTATATTATCTTGTAATACTGCATCGACAAATAATCTATTATCTGTAGCATATTTTTTGTCTTCCGCAGTTTTATCCATTCTATAAGACCATTTCTTATTGTGTTCTATAACATTTTCAAAATAAGCAAGCCCTTTGGCTGCACTTAAAAATGGACTAGCACAATCAAATGTAATTTGTAGTTTTGGGTTTACATATTTGCGCAATGCACGTTGTATGTCACTAAAAATAACTGCATATTCTAATATGCTTGTGCCCAAACAGTGAATCAAGTCATGCTTGCCTTCTTGTAATAACCCATCGTGTATGATATGTACAAGTCTACGTAAAGTTAAATGTATATCTGCTTTATTCTGACCACCAAATGCCCAACCATTAAAATGATTTTCTGGGTAGATGTTTGGATCGCAATACTTTTTCATTTCATCATACCAATTATCACTTTGTGTATGATTGTGCCCTTGCAACACATTTAAGAATTTACATTTGCCACTACGATTTTTTATAAAGTATTGATTATTAATGTGCGTAGCAACAATAGCATCTTGTATGGTTTGTATACCATGTAAACTCTTGCCGTTTTTATCAGTTAAATGATAGGTTTCAAGACTTTGACTGGGTATGTCTAGACACATACCATAATCCATGTATGTGTCCATCCATTTTAATACAGCGATGCGTTTTTCCATAGCACGTGGACAGTTAGGATCTTTCCAATCAGCAGGCCATTGACCTTTTAATATTTGAAATCCTCCACTGTCACCCAAACAAAATGTATTTTCTTCACGCTTGCGTACAATACTTTCATTATGATCATCAACAGTTGTGTCTAAATTAGCATGACCTGCGCTATATAGACCCCATTTATAAGTGAATAATCCATTACTACTGTAATAGTTTAAACGTTCTGTGTCGCCGTTAAACGCACTGGGAATACGTGATTGTTCAAAATAGTTTTCACCTTCACGTTGTTTGCCAAGTCCACTAATAAAAAAACTACTAATGGCTGGCAAAAACAATGCCCATTCAGGATTTTGACTTTGTGTAAGGTCTACTTGTTTCATTGTGTTAATGTTTTTACCATTTCTAATTTTTGTTTAGCAATTTCAATAGTGTCTAATAAGTCTTTCACTGCTGGATTAATTTCTGCTAATTTTTTAAACTCAATTTCTTCATTCATTTTCTTTTCTGCCCAGTTTAAAACTTTTGAAGTACGTTCGTCAAGATCAACGTTTACATAATTAGGCATTGAGTGCCAATAACTACCTGCATCAATTTCAAAACACATACTGGAGTTATTCCAACGCACTGCTCCTTTAGCAAAAGGGGTACTTGGTGTACCAGAATATCCTATAGTTTCTTTACTACCACCTTCTGTAATTTTAAAAAGATTGACAGTTATCATATTACTTTTGTTGACTTGGCAATAAGAATTGATATTCAGCAATACCGCTGTCTACAGTTACTTCAGCAACGCCTTGATCACTAAAGCGAACAGTCTTATCGCCTGGCAAGTTTAAAATGCTAGCAAATACGCTAACAGGATAACTCCATGCTTTATTAAGTTTGCCACTGCCAGTAGTGAAAATAAAGTTACCACTGTGTGTACTTGGATCGCCAAAATATACACGAATTTTGTCACCTTCGCTTTTAACAGTAAATGTATTTTCGCTGTTATTTGCTGAACTTTGTTTCTTTAATCGTGTAATACCTTCAATGCTTGGAGTAAATTCTACTGCCCATGTAGCACCTTTGAACTTAACTGGTTTAACTTTTTCTTCTACCATAGCCTTAGACATTAATCTATAGTCATTAACAAAGTCACCGTTCTTAGTTTCAAAGTGAATAGCACAGGGTGCGTCATCTTTTGTAGTTACAGTAATTTCTGCGCTATCATCATAGTCATCAAAACTCAAAATAGTTTTAAGTGTATTAAGATTTGGCATACCAAATGTGCCAACAAAATCAGCGATTGGATTTTTAAAACTGCCATATACAATTACGGTTTTGTCTTCGGCAAGAGCAGTAATTTTAGTTTCGCTGTCAGTGCCATCGATCTTAAGTGTGTCAATAACACCTAGACCATTTGTGTGTTGAATCAAATCAAGTAAATTATCTTTCATGTTTTTCCTTTGTTGTTAAAATATTTAGGCATCTTATCTGTGTATTATAATGGAATTTATTAAAAAAATCAAGCACTTAGTTAACCAAATGTAAATAATTCTTCAAAGTTGTTACTAGTATCAGTTGCTGATTTTAAATCCCAATCTAACACGCCCAATAAGTTGTCGATCTTTTTATCGACTAATGTGTTTTCCATAGTTGCATCGTCAAATGGCAATTCAATAAACCATTTAGGCAATCTTAATTCATCTACTGGATACGCAATACTTGTAAAGTTTAATGGGTTGCTGCGTAGTTTACACACAACTACTTTCATACCATCAACAATCTTCATACTATAATTGTCCCCATTTACTCTACGCAGATAGTTCCAATTCAATGCTCCTCGAACATGTCCTGGCATATTTGCTTTGCCTGTACTACTATTGGCTTCTAAGTCGCCATACATAGTGAGTTTGTTTACAGACTTGGGGCTACCTTTAGTCCAACTATCTTGTTCACTTAATTTGATTTTAAAGTCTTTAATCTTTTGTATAATGTCTTCACGACTACTACCAGCAAGTACATTTTCAAGTACATCCATTAAGAACTCTTGAACATACTTTGGAGTATCTGCTCGTTTAAGATCAAGACCCATTGCTTTGATGTAGCCGCGTTTACCGTTTACATCTAATCTTTTGCCTTCTTTATCAAAGATATTGATAGCATAGCGTTTCTTTGTAATGAATAAACTACGATCACCAATTAATTCGCGTCCTGCTTTGATGATTTCTCCGTTCTTTCTTGGCGCATGGAATGCTCGTTCCATGAAGCCGGGAAAAGTAGCGTTGGTCTGTTCAGCAATGCTGTCATAAATTTGGATAACATTTTCTTTAGTCCACTCCAATTCGCCATTATCTATTTGCTCCTTAAGTATTGCATATGCGCTAAAATAACAACTATCAGTATCGCCATATACAATAGCAGGACCTTCGTGATTATATTCATTTGTTACAATTTCATTAATGGTACTCATCATATGTCTAACAATCTGACGACCACTTAATGTAACACTTTGACCTATACGCTTATCATAGAAACGACAGTGTTCATTTAACAA